CACATAAACAACCTGCAGATCAAGCTGGTCAACGGGGCCATGATTAGTCTCAAGGGAGCCGATAGGCCAGAGACAATGCGTGGTGTGTCCTTGAAGTTTCTCGTGATGGACGAGTACGCAGACATGAAGCCTGACGTATGGGAACAGATTCTCCGTCCAGCACTGGCAGACCAAAAGGGTTCTGCGATGTTCATAGGTACGCCTATGGGACGTAACCACTTCTACGAGTTGTACAAGTACGCGGAGCTAGGTGACGATGAAACTTACAGGGGCTGGCATTTCACCAGCTACGACAACCCGTTGTTGGACCCGTCTGAAATCGACATGGCGAAGAAATCAATGTCGAGTTACGCCTTTAGACAAGAGTTCATGGCCTCATTTGAAGCCAGAGGCTCAGAGATGTTCAGAGAAGATTGGGTACAGTTCGGAGAAGAGCCGGAGGTTGGAGATTACTATATAGCTGTTGACCTAGCTGGCTTTGAGGAAGTAAACAAGAAACGGACGAAGAACTCTAAACTAGATGAAACCGCAATCGCTGTTGTTAAAGTTAGTCCTGATGGCTGGTACGTTGATAACATTATATATGGGCGGTGGAGCCTTGACGAGACTGCCACCAAGATATTTCAGGCGGTCAGAGATTACCGTCCTATCAGCGTTGGTATTGAACGAGGAATCGCAAAGCAGGCTGTAATGAGTCCTCTGATGGACCTACAGAAGCGCTACGGGACGTTCTTCAGAGTCGAGGAGTTAACCCACGGTAACAAGAAAAAGACTGACAGGGTGATGTGGGCGCTACAGGGACGCTTTGAGAACGGATACGTAACACTGAGTAAAGGTGAGTGGAACTCTAGGTTCTTGGACCAACTGTTCCAGTTTCCAGACCCTCTGACCCACGACGACTTGATTGACGCTTTGGCTTACGTAGATCAGTTAGCACAAGTAGCGTACCACTACGATTTTGAAATAGACGACCACGAACTACTAGATGTAGTAGCAGGATACTAAAGTGACCAACAAAGTTTTTAGACCTTTTAACACCTACGGAATCTACGCAATCTCTGCCGTAGTGTTTTTTACACTGGGTTACAGCGTAGCAATAATCTAAGGAAAGTACTATGGCAGAAGATATCTATAGCCCAGACCCTCTAATGATTGAAGAGTCTCTGGAAGAGTGGGTGATGACCAAGTGTGAAAACTGGCGTGACCACTACGAGTCAAACTACGAAGCAAAGTTTGAAGAGTACTACAGGCTCTGGAGAGGACAGTGGGATCCTGCAGATTCCCAGAGAGGATCAGAGCGTTCCAGAATCATATCTCCTGCGCTACAACAGGCCGTAGAGTCTAACGTAGCAGAACTAGAGGAAGCTACGTTTGGCAGAGGCAAGTGGTTTGACATTGCTGACGACACTAACGACAAAGACCGACAGGACGTACAGTACCTACGTAACAAGCTAACAGAAGACTTTGAAAACTGTAAGGTACGTAAGGCTGTTGCAGAGTGCCTAATTAACTCTGCTGTGTTTGGTACAGGTATAGGAGAAGTAGTACTTGAAGAAATCAAGGAAATGGCTCCTGCTACTCAGCCTATCATGGAAGGACAGTTGCAGGCTGTAGGTGTCAACATTACCGACAGAATCGTTGTTAAACTGAAGCCTGTGCTCCCCCAGAACTTTCTCATAGATCCTGTAGCAACGACTGTAGAAGACGCTATGGGTGTAGCTATTGATGAGTTTGTGTCTAAGCACTCCGTAGAACTCCTACAGGAGCAAGGCGTGTACAGAGACGCTTACATTGAATCTGCTGCACCTGACACAGACCTAGAGCCTGACCAAGACCTCACGATCTACAACGACGACAAGGTACGTCTAACGAAGTACTACGGTCTAGTACCTCGTGAAATGCTTGAGGCTCAGGACGTAGACGTAGAAGATGAGTCCATGTACGTTGAGGCTATCGTAGTTATTGCTAACGGTGGCACACTGCTAAAGGCTGAAGCTAATCCGTACATGATGGGTGACAGGCCTGTAGTTGCGTTCCCATGGGACGTAGTTCCCGGAAGATTCTGGGGTCGTGGTGTGTGTGAGAAAGGCTACAACTCACAGAAGGCTCTGGACACAGAGCTACGCGCACGTATTGACGCCTTGAACCTCACGATTCATCCTATGCTTGCTATTGACGCGACACGTTTACCTCGCGGCGCTAAACCCGAAGTACGTCCGGGCAAAATGATTCTAACTAACGGAGATCCTCGTGAAGTTCTACAGCCATTTAACTTTGGACAAGTTGGTCAGATTACTTTCGCACAAGCACAAGCGCTTCAGCAGATGGTTCAGCAGTCTACAGGAGCGGTTGATTCAGCAGGAATTGCTGGCACTGTTAACGGCGAAGCTACTGCCGCTGGTATTTCTATGTCTCTTGGTGCTATTATTAAACGCCATAAGCGCACCCTGATTAACTTCCAGCAGTCGTTCCTGTTACCGTTTGTAACTAAGGCTGCACACAGGTACATGCAGTTTGATCCTGAAAACTATCCCGTAGCTGACTACAAGTTCAACGCTACGTCTACTCTAGGCATTATCGCTAGGGAATACGAAGTAACTCAATTGGTACAACTCTTGCAGACCATGAAGCAAGACAGCCCGATCTACCCTGTATTGATTCAGAGCATCATCGACAACATGAACCTGAGTAACCGTGATGAGTTGATCGCGTCTATGCAACAAGCGTCTCAGCCAGATCCTCAGGCACAGCAGATGGCTCAGATGGCTCAACAGACTCAGATGGAGTTTCAACAGAGCCAGACTTCAGCGCTGCAAGCACAGGCTGCTGAATCTCAAGCTAGAGCAGCTAAGTACGCTGTGGAAACACAGTTGCTACCAGAAGAGCTACAGATTGAGAAACTGGAAGCAATCACAAGAAATCTCAAGGAAGGAGATCAAGAAGACAAGGAGTTTGATCGCCGCCTGAAGGTAGCAGACGCCCTACTGAAAGAGAGACAGATAGAAGGAAAACGTCCTAATGCTAATGACACAAACAGAAATGAACCAGTTCCTAACGCAAATCAACCAAGCGTTCCAAGACCAGTTCAACAAATTGGAAGCCCTAGAAGCCAAGGTGGTGGCCCTAGAGGACCAAATGTCGGACCTGCGCCAGAAGGAGGACTCTAACAGTGCCAAAGGAAAAAGACCCAAGACTAGCAAGAGTAGGAGTGTCGGGGTACAACAAGCCAAAGAGGACGCCTAGTCACCCCACTAAGTCACACGTAGTTGTGGCTAAATGTGACGACGGTAAAGTTAAAACTATCCGGTTTGGACAACAAGGAGTATCAGGTGCTGGCAAGAGTCCTAAGACTGATAAGGAGAAAGCGAGGCGTAAGTCCTTTAAGGCTCGTCACGCTAAAAACATAGCCAAAGGCAAATGTTCTGCGGCTTATTGGGCAAACAAGGTGAAATGGTAAGATGGCTAAAGGTGTAAAACACTACAAAAAAGACGGAACTCTGCACACTGGAGAAACCCACAAGATGCCTGACGGATCACTGCACTCAGGCAAAACCCATAGTAAATCCTCAGTGCCGTTGTTTCACATGGAGGATTTACCCAAAACTGCAAAGGAGAAGGCAATGAAGATGTACGGAAAACCTGCTGCAAAGCCCAAGAAAAAGGCTAAAGCAAAGCCTAAGAAAAAGCCAATGAAGAAGGGCTACTAAGATGCCTAGAGGACTATACGCCAATATTCACGCTAAACGTAAGCGTATTAAGGCTGGATCAGGTGAAACTATGCGTAAACCGGGATCAAAAGGCGCTCCTAAGGCTTCTGCCTTTAAGAAAGCTCAGAAAACTGCCAAGAAACGGTAAAATTTACATAAAATAATACTTGACTTTTAGTCAAAAGTATGGTATAATATAGGTGTACTTAGGTACACTTAATACAACAGAGACAACCCAAGAGGCCTCAAGATGGATCAAGAAACACAGCAGTACTACGACGCATACTTTAGTCTTTTTCTTACTGATGGCTGGAAGCAACTTGTGCAAGACTTTGGTAACAATGCTTTACAGATTAACAGTATAGAAGCAGCTAAAGATGCTAACGATATGTTCTTTCGTAAGGGACAACTAAACATATTAGCCCACTTAATTAATATGGAAACTATCGTTAAAACTAATTACGAAGAGGCATCTAAGCCTCCAGAAGAAGATGATTAAAGTATTTGACTTTCGTTGTACTAACGGACATACCTTTGAAGAATTTGTAGAATCAGGTACTACATCCAGTAGGTGCGGGTGTGGTGCTAATGCTACAAAGATTGTATCAGCAACTCAACACATACTCGACGGTTCCTCTGGGGATTTCCCCGGTAGGCACATGAAGTGGGTACGTGAACATGAAAAGGCTGGGCAAACCACGCGGGAAACCTCATAGGCCAACTCCCATTTAATCCTCCATAACCTAATAATAATAATAGGCGGGGTAAGTTTAGAATGTCACGAGCAACACTACTTGATGAGCGTAAGGAAGAAGAATTAGAAGCAACAGACCAACTCGACACACAAGATACTGTAGAGACTCCTGAAGAGGAACAACCTCAGCAGCCAGAAGTTCCAGAAAAGTACCAAGGTAAATCTGTTGAAGACCTCGTACAGATGCACCAAGAACTTGAGAAGTTTTCAGGTAAACAGAGTACGGAAGTTGGCGAGTTACGTAAAGTTGTTGATGATTACATCCAAACACAACTCTCAACCCAACAAGCACCTCAACAACAGCAACAACAAGATGATAACGATGACGATGTAGATTTCTTTGTCGATCCTAAGACCGCTGTTAGTAGAGCTATAGACAACCACCCTAAGATCAAGGAAGCACAAGCTTACACACAACAATACAAACAACAGGCTACTCTTGCACAACTCAAGTCCTCTCATCCTGAGATGGAACATATACTGCAAGACCCTAAGTTTGCTGAGTGGATCAAAGGGTCAAAAGTCCGAACACAGTTGTTTGTTCAGGCTGACCAAGCATACGATTACGATGCTGCACACGAACTGTTTAGCCTTTGGAAAGAAAGGAATCAAGTAGTTCAACAAACTGCACAAGCAGAAAAAGCAGCCCGTAAGAGTCAAGTAAAGTCAGCTAACACAGGCAACGCTCGCGGAACAGCAGAAGGATCTCGTCGTAAAGTTTATCGTCGTGCTGACATTATTAAACTTATGAGAACCGACCCAGAGCGCTATCAGTCCATGTCGGACGAACTACTCAAAGCGTACTCAGAGGGTCGGGTCCGATAGCCTAAAGGAGAATTACAATGGCTGGTGAAACCTCTGGTGCCTATTTTACAGCTAATGCTGTAGTAGACAAAACTGCTGCTGGGACTTTTATCCCAGAAATCTGGAGCGATGAAGTAATCGCTGCTTACCAAAAGAACCTGAAGATGGCTCCCCTTGTCAAGCGTCTCGCTATGTCTGGCAAGAAGGGTGACGTTATTCACATCCCTAAGCCCATCCGTGGTGCTGCATCTGCTAAGGCAGAAGCTGTAGCAGTTACGATTCAGGCTAACCTAGAAACTGAGTTGCAAGTAACTGTTGATCGTCACTTTGAGTACTCACGTTTGATTGAGGACATCGTAGAAGTACAGGCTCTGTCTTCTCTGCGACAGTTCTACACCGAAGACGCTGGCTACCAGCTTGCTCTGAAGGTAGACACTGACCTCATCA